TTTGTAAAGGTTCTTATACCGTTATAGAGGAAGGGGGTGATTATGGGTCACTCTAACGGTAAAATCACTGCACCTGTCGGATTGGATAGTGATGTATATCCTACCTTAGGCATCGGTCCTACTAGTAACGGTTATGATTTAGGGTATGCGTGCGCAAATACGCATGGGAGAATAAACAGATATTCATATATAAAACCAATTGATAGATCTGATTTAGGTGTTGTGCAGTTTAACGATTCTACATATACTGCATTTACAAAAATGATAATATATACAATAGGAAATACTGTTCCATCTAGCACTATTGCAGAGTATAAATCTCCTAAAAGTGTATATCGTATTACTGATTTTGATGGGTATAATCATGTAGAATATCCTGTTAAACTTAATATAAACATTCTCCCGTCAAATATATTAGATTATGATACGTATAGTCAAACTGTAAAACTTGATTTAAATGGAAGTTCTAGAAATCTTTTATCATTACTTATAAATGACACTGTTTCTAGCTCAATAAAATCATGGAGGTGCGCTATTTTAATTATTGCAGAGAAGAATGGTAGTAGAAGATTTTTCCTGGGAGAAAAAGGTACTTCTGATAGCCTAAGATTAGGTTTTTCTCCAAACAATTCAAACATTTATTCTGCTTTTAAAAGTATGGATATAGGCACTTGGTCTTGTACCATAATGGCTGTAGCTGTACATGGAAGTCACCCTGACAGTAATAATGAAGCACATGAGATTTCATCATCTACAGGATATAAATTTCCTATTATTCCAGAGTGCTTTGGATATAAGACAAAAATAACAGGTGTGAAAATAACTACTCCTAAAAAGAGATTTTTCTATAAAGTTATTTTTATAGATAATTCAGGTAGGGGAACATACATACCTTATGACATACGTGTGCAAATGGTTGTACAAGATAATAATAATAAAACTTTATTTAATCCTGGTATTAAGACATGGGGTGATATAGAACGTGATTCTACTTCTGTTTCTGGAAGAGAATACATTTACGAAGAAAATTATACAATAGATGATGGAAGTGGTAAATTAACAGGGTTAAAATGTTTTATGACAATACCTGATTATGAAGAAGAACCTGGTATTTGGGAAACTCCAGATTTAAGTGGAAGTAATTATTCTAGATACATATATAATCAAGGTTTACATACCACAGAATTGGAATGGGATTTATCTAGTAAAGAAGTTAATGAATTTAGAGTTTCTTTATCATATAGGGATTCTTCCCAATAACACAATTGGTATGTATATAACAATTTATTAGGAATTTATAACTAATTAAATACTATTAAACTAGTTATATTTGCAATATATCACCCTTGGTAGAAGGGATTGAGGACGTGGAGTGATCGGCGGTAGTCGGGGCGGTGAAGCGTCAATATGTACGTGTATAAACGTATATAATTACCTAAAATAAGCCCGAAAGTTACACGAACTTTCGGGCTATTTTGTAACCTGAAAACAATATGAAACCGATACCTATGTATCCAAGATTGATTAGTATTTTTTGCCATTTAGACAATTCCTTTTCTACCTTTACTTCTACAATTTTCTCCACGGTTATTATCGAATCTTTCGTCACTACCGTTTCTTTTTCCAAGGATGGGATGCTGTCTTGTAGAAAGTCTTTCTTGTTTTTCAAACTATGAAAAAGCCTACCATCCGACATTATTTTAGCGTCTGATACGGCTAATGATGTTTCCAAGTGTGAACTATCTTCAAATGTTGTATGTTGTATGTGTTCTGTTGGAAGAGTTATTATTTTTGATTGCCATACTACTCTTTCCGTTACTGTCGTGTTGTGGTCTACTATAGTTGTATTTGTCGAAGATGGAAGTAGCTTGCGTGAACAAGAACACGACAGTAACAAAAAAAATAGCAATATAGGAAACGGCTTATTCATGTGCGTTTTATTGTTAAAAACATTAAATCATATTATAAATCTGAAATTCATTTATTCGTCACATCAATCAACCCATATGAAATATATTTCAATTTCTTATAAGAAACATCTTTCTTATTGCTTCCATTGTCTTTTAAATTAATGTTTATTCAACATAAGTCGGGATTACTCCCGTTAAATACCCATCGCCAATGTTGGATGAGGTTTTCATAAGCAGCACCGTTTCACCGAATACGCTACTCCTTTTAACCACTTAACTTAGAGCTACAGACTTGGGTAAACATCCGTAGGTAACTATATATCATT